ATGGCTGGGATGAGCTACACTTCCGCAGGTGGCGTATCTAGACCTGCGGGTATGCCAGGTTACACGGGAGGTTATAGCTTAGATCCTGACTTATTCCCTCCGGGCTTCAACCCTGTAAGCCAAGAAGACATAGAGCTTGTAAGAAGCCAAATAGAGGAATTTGATCCAGACCTTATGGGGTTTGCGGAAGAAACCAGGAAAGGCACAGTTGGGAGAGCCGCTGAGAATATACATGACGCGCTTCGCGAAGCAGATTATGACCCCCAAAAAGCAGCATTAGACGCGCTAAAGAAAAGGATGGAAGGAACTTATCTTGGCAACACTTTTGACAAAGCCGAAGATTTTTATGACTTTGTGACAAATCTTCCCAGAGAGATTCAGGATGCGCTTGTTGACCGTGCACCAGGGCTTGGGTCTGTCATAGGAGGTATTGCAGGTATTGCTCGTCTTGTTCGAAACCCCGTTGGCACCATCGTTGGGGCCTTAAGGCGTGATTTTGGACGAGATAACCCAAATCCAGGGAGCGTTATAGTCGAAGATCTTTCTGATCCGCCCCAGTATGGACCGCCCGCTCCGCCTGCATACGAAATAAGGGGCCAGTATGGCATTCCTATTTTTGAGTCAATGCCAATAGGCATGAATACAGGGGGAGAAGTCTCTTATTACATGTCTCCTCCAGCACCTCCAGTACCACCTGCTTTAGGCGGCTTTGATCCATATAGGGGATATTAATGGCCACTTCGGGAAGTTCAGACTTCGAGCCTGATGTAGCGGAATATATAGAAGAAGCTTTTGAGCGATGCGGCCTTGAGTATCGAACCGGATATGATGGGGTTACCGCTAGGCGCTCACTAAACCTTTTGTTTGCTGACTGGGCCAATCGAGGATTAAACCAATGGACTGTTGCAAACAGTACAACCACCCTATCCCAAGGGGATGAGTTTATCGACTTATCTGCTACAACGATTGATGTGCTTGATGTTGTAGTTCGCAGAACCGATGGGTCTACTACAACTGACATCTCTATGGATCAGATTGGTCGAGCCGAGTATTGGGGATTGCCGGACAAATCCACTCAGGCCAGGCCAACTCAATTCTTTCTAGACAAACAGATAACGCCAAGGCTTTATATCTGGCCAGCCTCTGAAAACTCTACAGACCAACTGATCATCAACAGATTGGTGCGAATAGAAGACGCTGATGCAGGCGTAAATACAGTTAATGTGCCGTTTAGGTTTTACCCCTGCCTGGCTGCAGGATTAGCCTATTACCTAGCATTAAAAAAAGCCCCAGATCGAGCGCAAATGCTTAAGGCTTTTTACGAGGAAGAGTTCGAGAGAGCCGCCGACCAAGATGAAAGCAGAGCATCGCTAATGATCGCTCCCAACATGAGATCTAGGATAGCGTAATGGCTTTTGCTTCCGGCAAGTATGCAATTGCCATCTGTGATAGGTGCGGGTTTGAATACAAGTACACTTCATTAAGAAAGGAGTGGACTGGCTTTCGCGTATGCACAGAGTGCTATGAGCCAAAACATCCTCAGCTAGAGCCGCCCAGGAATGTCTCTGATCCTCAAGGGCTTAGGTTCCCTCGTCCCAGTAGGGCTGCATCAAGTGTTGCTGGAGAAGGCGTTGTAAGAACAATTGATGACAATAAAGTTATGTCTGTTACAGGAGATCCAATTGGCTCAACATTTAGTATTGATGGGGCAACTGGGTCTGTTGGAACAGTAACGGTGGTAACCACATGAGTTTTACACTAGCTACACTTAAATCTACAGTTCAAGATTACTGTGAAACGTCAGAGTCTACGTTCGTTGCTGACCTTGATACGTTTATTAAGGAAGCAGAGGAGCGCATTCTCAAGAAT